TGCTAGCCAAATCTGGAGACTTTGTGTACGAACAAGCTCCTATGCAAAAGATTTGGTTCCAAGATGAACTAATCGAAAAGTTTGGCAGAGCTAATGTTGGTGCAGCAAGACATGTACGTAGATTTTTGGACGATGAATTTGGCCATGTAAGACATGTTATGGCTTATTTAAAGCGTGTTTTGGACGGAGAGGATACACGAGATATCTTTGCCGTAGACAAGACCCTTAAAGGGGCAAGCTGGACTGGAGAGAAACTCCTGTCAAAGCATCGATCGGATAAGCTTTGGGAGATCTATACTCGTATTAGACAGCTCATTCATCTTGAAGATGCAGATGATATTATTACGCTTCTTGCCTCAATAACTCATGAAGAGGAATGGAAGTCGCTGGTTACGGATACGGTTCCGGTGGACTACCTCCTTATGCAAGAGGAAGATGACAACACGAAACTAGCTGAGAATTTAGCTTGTTACGGGGGCGCCTGTGAGGTGGTGAGATGATTTCTAATCAGAATGGCCAGGATGTCCAGGACGCAGTACAGCATCCACAACATTATTGCAGAGGTAAAATAGAAGTCATAGATTTCATTGAAGATCAAGAGATGGACTTCAGGGCAGCAAGTGCCCTGAAATACATTTGTCGTTATAGACATAAGGGGAAACCAATTGAAGACCTTCGGAAGGCAGTTTGGTATCTTACCCGCATAATCCAGGAGCTAGAAAAAGAAAGTGGCAGGGAAGAAGAAAGCGAAAGAAGAATTGGGTCTTGACCTGACAATCGATGCAATCAATAAAGAATTTGGCGAGGGAACATTATTTACTGTTGGAGCCAGTGGGAGAATCCTCGCAACGGAAAAGTTTTCATCTGGATCACCCAAGTTAAATCGAGCTCTGGGTGGAGGTTATGGCGCAGGACGTATTATAGAGATAATTGGCCCTGAGTCTTCAGGGAAGACTACTCTTTGTTTGCATGCTATAAAAGAGGTCCAAGAAGCAGGAGGGATATGCGCCTTTGTCGATGTTGAAAACGCTCTTGATCTTGAATATGCACAAGATGTTGGTGTAGATACCGACAGACTTCTAATTTCTCAGCCGAACAATGGGGAACAAGCTCTTCAGGTTGTTGACCGCTTAACTCGTACGGGAAAGATAAAGCTTATCATTGTCGACTCTGTTGCAGCTTTAGTTCCTAAGGAAGAACTAGAGGGGCAAGTTGGCGACACTCATGTTGGGCGTCAAGCCCGGTTAATGTCCCAAGCTCTTAGGATGATTACCCCTCAGGCAAAGCATACGGGTACGACAATAATTTTTACCAATCAGATTAGAATGAAGATTGGCGTGATGTTTGGAAATCAACTAAATGTTGCTCTTTGACTAACTCCATTACTGTTATTGACACTCTAGATTTTATCTGGAGTTCTTATGTCTTTAACAATAAATGGAATACTTTTTAACAAACTTGAACAATGGCAAGTTGACTATTTAAGACAGAACTATAATCAAAAGCTCACAGAGCTAGAGGATAAACTCGGGCTTTGTGATGAGACGATTTATAGATTGCTTAATGCTCTTGAAATTAAGCGAGAACGAAAGTGGAAACTATCTATTCCACATAATCAAGAAGCAGAAGAGCTAATGAAAAATCCTTATATATCACATGTAAAAATTGCAGATAAATATGGATGTACACCAGAGGCAGTAGCTAAACGGAGACAGCTTCTTGGGGTTACGGTTCGTCGGAATATGTCAACAACTAGATTGGAAGAATCTATTATTAAGATTCTGGAAGATTTAGATTTAGCTTATATCTATGAAAAGCAAATTGATAAATGGTCAATTGATTTTTATTTAGGATGTAAGCATTGCATAGATGTTCATGGGACTTGGTCTCACGAAAAAGATGAGATTCAAGAGCGAGATAAAAGAAAAGCTGACTGGCTTGTGGCCAATGGCTTTAAATATCTTAGAATCCATGAACATGATATTGGACAGGCCAAAGAGAAAATCAAAGATTTTATATCTGGGTTTCCCTTGTCCGTAAGGACATGTTAAAAACCTTGTGAACCGCACTCGCGGGTGTTGCGAAAGCAGCTAACGGTGAACTCCTCAAAAGTGGACAATACCGTGCCAAGCCTAGGAATAGGAAGGTGTAGAGACTATCGAAAACACATCTATAAATAGATGGAAGTGAGTAGAGTAAGCTTAGAGATAAGTACTAAGCTGAAGCGCAAGGCTCCTCGAAAGAGGATGAAGAGATAGTCCATGCTACAGAAATAGTAAATCTGTAGATAACATACCAGAGACCACCCCTGGTGGAGAGGCTCTTAAGTTTTATGCTTCTCAACGTCTAGATATTCGGCGTACGACTACCAACAAGGATGCTGATGGAGAGGCAACTTCGAATAGTGTTCGCGTAAAGGTTATCAAAAACAAGATAGCACCACCTTTCAAGATTGCTGAATTGGATATTGAGTTTGGTCGTGGGCTGAACATTTTTGCTGAAGCTCTGGATCTTGCCGAAGAATATGGAATCATACAGCGCTCTGGTGCTTGGTATTCCTTAGCTGTTGAAAATGAAAGGATAGGGCAAGGCCGAGCGAATGCCATTACATTCTTAGAAGAACATCCAGAGATTTTCACTATTGTATACGAACGTGTAAAGTATCGTATGTTTGGCGACATAGGACAGAACTTGGCCGAGGCTCCTCCAAGTGATGAGTCGGAAGAGGTTGCGAATGAATAATTTTACTGGTGTCCAAGTGCTTCATGTTGATTCTGAGGCTGTTGCTGAGCTTTATTCAAAGAAGACCCTTTCCTTTGAACGCTTGTCTCAACTAATGCTTGGAGCAGAAGCTTGTGCAGCACTAGGAGTCCCTTTGCCACATATGAGTTGGCAGAGATACCCTAATCTAATCCTTGTTCTGGTCTCATATATTGATGACCAGAAGAGTGTGGCTTTAGCGCGAGTTGGCCACAAGGGTGAAGAGGTTTGGCTTCTTAAGGATTACACAAAGACACCTGTTTATAATTTGAAACCACGGAATAAGGAGCAGACAATGCTTCTTAATACCCTGATGGACGATCGTATCCGATGTCAGGTTGTCGTCGGCAAGGCCGGGTCGGGGAAGACAATCATTAGTCTAGCTTATGCTCTTCATCAATTGTTTGAACGTAAGGGCGGGCCATACGAGAAGATCATCTTGACACGTCCTATGAGTTCTGTTGGAAAGGAGATGGGAGCTTTCCCGGGTGAGCCAGAAGAAAAGATGGCTCCATACCTTGGAAACTTCTACGACAACCTCGAACAGTTAATGGGCCGCAATGGAAGAACCTATCTCGAAACCGCAATGAACAAGGGGACAATAGAATTGATGCCCTTGTCTTTAATTGGTGGATCTTCTTGGCACAATGCCATCGTTATCGCAGACGAAGTTCAGAGCTTAAATGCAGAAGAAATGTATGCGCTTGGGACTCGTCCGGCAGAAGGTTCGAAGTTGATCTTGATGGGTGATTACCGTCAGCGTTATGGCAAGAAGGTCCCCGCAGAACAGACAGGACTTTATAAGGTTGTGAATAGCGAAGTTTCTAAAAGATCTCCTATCTTGGCCAGCATCCAATTACTTAAGACAGAACGATCAGAACTTAGCGCATTGTTCGGCAATATTTTCGAAGAGAAATAAAATGCAAATCGGAGAATATTGCTCGATTCAAATAGGTCATGACTTTAATGGTTTAGCCAATACTCGGAAGAACAATAAGAAGCATACTGAATTGAACCACAGGTATATTCCTCGTAACTATTATTATGTCTAGGAAATAGAAGGTGACTATGCCTGGTTAACTGCAGGGATGACAAGGGAGGGTAGGAGAGTTGAAAGGCTTTGCTTTCCTATCGAGTCTCGTCTGCCTATCTTAGACCAATATCTCAATTTACTATTGGTCTAATTTTAGAGAAAGCGGCAGCATTGAACACGCTGGCAAATGAACTACGTTTTGGGAGAATAGATTAATGATTGTTAAGATTTTCAGAAAGATAAAATCATATAAGAGTGATGATGCTGTAGTAGACCTTCCACTTCCTTTTGCACAAAGCAAAGAGGCCGCAGCAGTGGATCTCCAGTGTGTTGAGAATTTTATTCTCAAGCCCGGAGAGCGAAAGGCTGTCGAGACGGGACTTATTTGTCGTGCTCCGAGAGCTCATTGCTTACTGGTTTTGTCCCGAAGCGGACTTGCTGCAAAGAAGGGAGTCTATGTTCTTAACTCCCCAGGCCTGATTGATAGAGACTATTGTGGGCCTGAAGA